GCAGATATGGGCTGAGGCTCTTACCTATGTAAAGGCTGGAGAGAAATTGTACCTTGATGCTAGCCTTGAAAAGCTTGCAAAAGAAGAACAGCGAGAAGCTATGGAGTCCGATGAGCGAGAAGGTTTGGTTAGAGAGTACCTTGATATGCTTTTACCTGAGGATTGGGACACCATGGATCTATATGAACGTCGAGCCTATATCAACGGGACTGAGTTTGGTGAAAGCCAAAGGGTTGGTGTTTGGAAACGAAAATCGGTTTCTAATATGGAAATCTGGTGTGAGTGCTTTGGCAAAGATCGAGCCAATCTCCGAAGAATGGATGGCAATGAGATATCTGCAATTATGGCAAGTATCGGAGGCTGGACTGGACTCGTGAAAAAAGAACGTATCCCGCTTTATGGACCACAATGGGTTTATGTTCCCAAAACATAATTTAGTTTGGAACACATGGAACAATTTTTTCTCGGGAACAGATTTCACCTGTTCCGGTGAAACAAAAACGGTCTTTTGGTACACCTCATCGGAACAGGCGGCAGCCCCTTGTAAAGTAGGCTACTTTATAACTTATGTTCCATTGTTCCAAAAATAATTATTAAAAATAATCCTAAAGACAAAAAGAAGAAATTACCTGCAGACGCGTATATACGCGCGTATAGAGACTTTTTGGATTTAGGGAACATGGAGGCTATATGAGAGAAAAATGGATTGAACAACAACTGGTAAAAGCAGTAAAAGATATAGGCGGCATTGCACTGAAGATTGCATCACCAGGTTTTGATGGAATGCCAGACAGATTGATTCTTTTGCCGGATAAAAAAATAGCTTTTGTGGAGGTAAAAGCTCCAGGTAAAACCTTAAGGCCTCTACAGGAAAAGCGAAAAAGACAGTTAGAATCACTTGGATTTTTGGTATTCTGCCTGGATCACATAGAACAGATTGGAGGGATACTTCATGAAATACAAGCCTCATGAATATCAGGTTTATGCCACTGAGTATATCCTCACCCATCCCATAGCAGCAGTGCTTTTAGATATGGGATTAGGTAAGAGTGTCATTACCTTAACTGCCATCTTTGATTTAACACTGGATAGTTTTCTTGTTCGTAAGGTTCTGGTCATTGCACCTCTTCGAGTAGCCAGAGATACATGGCCTGCAGAGCTTGAAAAGTGGGATCACCTAAAAGGTCTTAAATACACCGTAGCAGTTGGCTCTGAGGTACAGAGGAAAACAGCCCTTATGAAAAGAGCTCAGGTATACATCATCAATCGAGAAAATGTCGAATGGCTAATTTCTAGAAGTGCCATACCCTTTGATTTTGACATGGTAGTAATCGATGAGCTGTCATCCTTCAAATCCCATCAAGCCAAGAGATTTAAAAGTTTAATGAAAGTTAGGCCAAAGATTAAAAGGATCGTAGGGCTTACCGGAACGCCATCATCCAATGGACTGATGGATTTATGGGCTGAGTATCGCCTGCTGGATATGGGACAGCGATTGGGCAGGTTTATTGGCAGATATCGAGAGGACTTTTTCGTACCAGATAAACGCAATCAGCAAGTGATCTTCTCCTACAAACCAAAACCGGGAGCAGAAGAAGCTATTTATAGGCTCATATCTGACATCACTATTAGCATGAAAGGGACAGACTACCTGAAGTTGCCGGAGTTGGTTATAAACGAAGTAGATGTAAAGCTTTCTGAAAAAGAAATGGAAATCCTTGACATTATGAAGCGTGATTTAATTACAACTGTTAAAGGTGAGGAAATTACTGCAGCCAATGCAGCAGCTCTTTCAGGAAAGCTCCTGCAGATGGCAAACGGAGCAGTCTATGATGATCAAGGTGTAGTTATTCATATACATGACCGTAAGCTGGATGCACTGGAAGACTTAATCGAAGCTGCTAATGGCAAGCCAGTTCTAATTGCTTATTGGTTTAAACATGATTTATCACGAATACAAAAGCGCTTTGAAGTTGAGGTATTATCCACTAGCGATTCTATTAAAAGGTGGAATGATGGAGAAATCCCCATTGCAGTCATCCATCCAGCATCAGCAGGCCATGGACTGAACTTGCAAGCTGGAGGTTCAACTCTTGTATGGTTTGGCCTGACTTGGAGCTTGGAGCTTTACCAGCAAACCAATGCCCGTCTTTGGCGTCAAGGACAAAATGAAACGGTAGTGATCCATCACCTGATTGCCAAAGGCACCATTGATGAGCGTGTAATGAAAGCCCTAAATGATAAAAACAATACTCAATCCGCACTGATAGATGCGGTAAAAGCAACACTAAAGGAGGTCTGATACGATGAACATTGTCTGGCAGTATTTAGATAAAAGAGCAGCGGCAATTAATGCCTTAAAAGATTACAGCAGCATGAAGTACATCATAGAACATACCGATGAGGACATTGCAACCCTCAACGAAGAAATGAGTTCCCCAGCTTCTCCAGTTATCAATGGCATGCCATCGACCCATGATCCAAAAGCAGGAGAGAAAAGGCTCATTGCCTGCATCAATGAAATTGATGTATTGAAAGAACGTTATCGTCAAGCACTGGAATACATGGACTGGTTTCAACCGGCATGGGATGCTTTAACAGAAGATGAGCAGTATGTGTTAAAGGAGTTTTATTTGGATGATGAACAAAAGCAGATTGATGCAGTGTATAACATTTGTGATCACTTCAATATTGAACGTTCTTCTGCATACAACAAAAAGAATCGAGCGCTTCAGCATCTTGCGCTACTACTCTATGGAAAGTAATGAGTAATATCATGGACGATTTTATTAGAAATCCATAATACAATGGTATTGTGAAAAATTGTAGAGAGCCTTCGTGGAAATACCGCGGGGGCTTTCTGCATGTCCAAAGGAGGTACGAAATGCCAAAGAAACCAAAACGACCATGTTCTTCTCCTGGTTGTCCGGAACTGACAGATGGACGTTTTTGTCCGGAGCATGCCAAAAAGGAAGCTTCTCGTTATGAAAAATATCATAGAGATCATGAAACGAGGAAGCGTTACGGTCGTGCATGGAAAAGAATACGTGACCGTTACATTGCAGTCCATCCACTATGTGAAGAGTGTAAAAGACAAGGAAAGCTGACACCAGCAACTGAAGTGCATCATATCCTCCCCTTGGCACGAGGTGGGACACACGATGAAAGCAACCTAATGGCTCTTTGTACTCCTTGTCACTCTGCTATCACAGCAAGAGATGGAGACCGTTGGCCATCCCGGTAGGGGGGAGTCAAGTCTCTACAGCTTTTTAAACGGTCAACGGGCGTGGGGCTTCGTGCAAAAAGGCGCAGTTTCAAACGGGGTAATACCCCCTTAATAAGAAATGAGGTGAGTTAATGGCCAAAGATGGTACAAATCGAGGTGGTGCCCGTATTGGATCTGGTCAGAAAAAGAAAGCACTTATAGATAAAATTGCTCAGGGAAATCCCGGAAAAAGAAAACTGGAAGTTATTGAATTTAAAAATACCGCAGAACTTCAAGGGCAGGAGATGCCACAGCCAAGGGCTATGCTTTCAGCAGTGCAAAAGGACGGAAAAACTCTGGTAGCTAGTGAAATCTACGAGATCACATGGAAATGGCTTGAGGAGCGAGGGTGTGCACATCTAGTTCTACCACAGCTATTAGAACGCTATGCAATGAGTGCTGCCAGGTGGATTCAATGTGAGGAAGCGATAACTGAGTTTGGTTTTCTTGCTAAGCATCCAACCACCGGCAATGCCATCCAAAGCCCATACGTTTCCATGAGTCATAACTTTATGAGCCAGACCAATAGGCTCTGGATGGAAATATATCAGATTGTTCGTGAAAACTGTGCGACAGAGTATTCAGGCACAAACCCACAGGATGATGTGATGGAGCGACTGTTGACTGCCCGTAGAGGCAAATAAGGATAAGGAGATGTGTAATGAGTAAGAGATATTTAACAGCAGAAAGTGTATGTGCAGGGCATCCTGATAAACTGTGCGATATTATTGCTGACAGCATTTTGGAAGCATGTCTTAGAAAAGATAAGGCCTCACGCGTAGCTTGTGAGGTTATGGCTACTAAAGGAAAAATTATCGTGGCGGGCGAGATCTCCTGCAGCGAGAAAATCGATATCAGATACATTGTCAGGAATGTATTAAAACAAGTGGGTTATAATCCTTTGAAATTTTTGATTTATGTATATGTACACAATCAAAGTCCTGATATTGCAGCTGGTGTAAATACTGCACTGGAAGCACGAAATGGTGTAAACGAACAATATGGTTCTGTCGGTGCCGGAGATCAAGGGACCATGTATGGGTATGCCACAATAGAAACTAGAGAAATGCTTCCCTTACCTCTTGTACTATCCCATCGAATCGTAAAGAGACTGGATGAGGCTCGAAAAGGTAAGCTCATTAAAGGTATTCTCCCCGACGGAAAAGCTCAGGTGACGATTGAATATGATGATGATACTCCAGTAAGAGTAAAGACCATTGTGGTGTCGGCGCAGCATGAAAAGAATAAGACCCAGGAAGAGCTCAAGCAGGATATTCTAAACAATGTATTGTGGCAGTGTTTTGAGGACTTTCCTTTTGATGATGAAACAGAAATTCTTATCAATCCGTCTGGTCAGTTTGTTTTAGGAGGACCCGCTGCAGATACTGGACTAACCGGTAGAAAAATCATGGTAGATACTTATGGCGGTCTTGCATCCCATAGAGGTGGAGCACTTTGTGGGAAAGATCCCACAAAAGTTGACCGAAGCGGTGCTTATATGGCTCGGTATATTGCTAAACATATTGTATGGTGTGATTTTGCCAAAAAATGTGAAGTGAGTATTTCTTATGCTATCGGTAAAGCGAATCCAGTTGCCTTTACTATAAACACATTTGGAACCGGAACAGTTCCTGATGAGATTTTAGCCCTTGCAGCTCAGGAGGTTTTTAACCTTAGACCAGCAGCAATTATTGAAAAGCTGCATCTAAGAAATATCCTCTACTCGGATACAGCGGTTTACGGGCATTTTAACAGCTACCTGTTTCCTTGGGAGGATGTTAATAGATACAGCAAGTTAAGGGAGGTGGTGGAAAAGTATGCTAATAGAGAAGATTAAAACGAAGCTACTAATCCCTGCTGATTATAATCCTAGAAAGGACTTAAAGCCAGGAGATCCAGAATATGAGAAACTTAAACGCTCTCTTGAGGAGTTTGGATATGTCGAACCGGTTATTTGGAATAAGACCACAGGCAGAGTCATCGGAGGTCATCAGCGTTTGAAGATCCTGCTGAGTATGGGCATGGATGAGATAGAATGCGTGGTTGTTGAAATGGATGAGGATAAGGAAAAGGCTCTCAATATCGCATTAAATAAAATAAGTGGCGATTGGGATAAGGAAAAACTGGCACTTCTCATCACAGACTTAAACGCCGCAGACTTTGATGTATCTCTCACAGGTTTTGACCCCGGAGAGCTGGATGATCTTTTCAAGGATACGTTGAAAGACAAAATAAGAGAAGATGATTTCGATGTGGACAGCGAGCTGAGTAAGCCCGTTGTTTCGTGTTTAGGAGACATTTGGCTTCTTGGACGACATCGTCTGGTGTGCGGGGACAGTACAAAGAAAGACACATTTGATGTCTTGATGGAAGGTAAAGTAGCGAACTTGGTTATTACCGATCCTCCATATAATGTGAACTACGAAGGAACAGCAGGTAAGATCAAGAATGACAACATGACAAAGGATGCATTTTATCAATTTTTATTAGATGCCTTTAAGAATACCGAATCAGCACTGGCATCAGATGGAAGCATTTATGTATTCCATGCTGATACAGAAGGTCTTAATTTTAGAAAAGCTTTTGCTGATGCAGGCTTTTATCTTTCCGGTACTTGCATTTGGAAGAAGCAGTCCCTTGTTCTTGGTCGCTCTCCCTATCAGTGGCAGCATGAACCGGTGCTCTTCGGTTGGAAGAAGAAAGGAAAGCATCTCTGGTATTCTGACCGTAAGCAGTCAACCATCTGGGAGTTTGATAAACCGAAGAAGAATGCGGATCATCCAACGATGAAGCCCATTACATTAGTTGCTTACCCCATTATGAATTCTAGCCTCACCAACAGTATCATACTTGATCCTTTTGGTGGTTCTGGTTCAACGCTGATTGCCTGTGAGCAGACTGATAGAATTTGTTATACCATCGAGTTGGATGAAAAGTACTGCGATGTTATTGTAAAGCGCTATATTGAACAGGTAGGAACGGAGACTGATGTATATCTCATTCGTGATAATGCAAAGATTCCTTATAGCTCACTAGCTCAATCTTCTGAAGATGAGAAGTAGTAAAGACTTCAGTATTTCCTAAAGGTTTAACTTGATATTATGTAGATTTTGAGTGATATATAGACTACTAAAAACACATTTCAAGAAGGCCAAGGGTATGATAATGTTGAGGGCTCTATTTGGAAGAAAAACCAATGATTTAGAGGAGCTTAAGGAACTTACCTACGAAGCCATTAAGGCTGGCAAGAAAGGACAGCTTTACACAATCACAAGAGAAGTCATCTTAAAGGATGTAGCTTTTAGAGCGTTTGCTGAAGATTTTCTGGCAGACCAGGATTGGATTACACCAGCAGATGGCGGGACCACTCAAAGCGGAGAAATACGATGTATCCGAGTCGTCAATATCGATACCGGAGAAAAGGTGCTAGTCAATACGGAAGGATACGACTATCCGCGCTATACAGCACTAGAAGAATAAGAGACAGAAGGAGCGGGTTAAAGACTCGCTTTTTTTGTACAGAAATGACTTGCTATTGTGTAGCGATAGAGTGATATATGGTACTACCAAATAAGAAAGGTGGTATGTAGCATGAAAATTGAATTTAATCACACTGGTGGTGAGAGAAAAGCCCTTGTTACTGCGATTGGAGAGATACTAGGTGAAAAGCCTAAATACAAAGGAGCACCAACATTTATTTATCAAATAGGCGGATTTGAAGTGGATAAGGAAGGTGCTCTTATTTTTGACGAGGGAGTTGTTGGCGAAAAAGCTGCCACACTGCTCGATGAACTTGAGAGCCGAGACTTTGCTTTTGTAAAACCAGAAGGTCAGTCACAGGGGTACACAGGCGACTCAGACTTGCTCGTAATTGAGATCCCTAAGAAAGACTTCACCGACACAGCCTTTAGCAACTTGGAAAAGATTCTGGAAAGCAAAGGAGCTCTCATTAAAAAGGCCCTTGGCGTAGAGGAACTACCTGTTGAGCAAACAGAGGAGACTCTAAGGTTCCCTTGGTTTTCCTTTGATGAAGATGCTGAGAAAGTTAAAGCCTACATGCATTTCATCACAGCCCTTTGTAATATGGCAAAAAACCAGAAGAGAATCACTGCCACAGCTAAGAAAGTGGACAATGAAAAATATGCCTTTCGATGCTTTTTGTTAAGGCTCGGATTCATCGGTGAAGAATACAAGACCGCAAGAAAGATACTTCTTTCAAAACTAAGCGGAAGTTCTGCATTCAAAAGTGGAGTTGCTATGCAGGAGGAGGTGGTGGATGGAAATTGAAAACCATTCACCCTAATATCCTAGAGCAGCTAAGAAGTGTCTATACCCCCGGAACAAGAGTGGTTTTGATAAAGATGAATGATCCCTATACCAAACTCACACCTGGGACAAAAGGAACCGTCACCGGTGTGGATGATATTGGAACTATCCATGTAAATTGGGACTCCGGCAGCTCTCTAGGCATTGCATATGGCGAGGATTCCTGCAGAAAAATCGAAGAATAAAATACACATATCGAGCCTGAAAAGTGTAGAAAAAATTGTGTAGAATAAGCCCGCTTATATCGAATAATTATCTTGCTATATATGTCTTTTAGAGTGATATATGTACATGCCGAAAGGACAAACACACTTTAAAAGGAGCGAGATACGATGTTAAGTGCAAAATTCGGAATCGAAATTGAGTTTACAGGAATTACAAGAGAAAAAGCGGCCAGAGTTGCTGCAGAGTTTTTGCAAGGCAATTACAGTGAAGGTGGGACTTACTACGACACCAAAAAGGTAAAAGCTATAGATGGGCGCGTGTGGAAGTTTATGTATGATGGGAGCATCAAGTGTCAAAGAAAAGAAGGTAGAAGAAAAGTAGCTGCAGGTAAAGATTATAGCGTAGAAATGGTTAGCCCAATTCTAACCTACCGGGAGGACATTGAAACTTTGCAGAAGCTAGTAAGAAAACTTCGCAAAGCTGGAGCCTTTACAAATTCCTCGTGTGGAATTCATATTCATTTAGATGGCTCCAACCATACACCAAGAAGCATCCGAAACTTTGTAAATATTATTGCAAGTAAAAACGATCTTTATTATAAAGCACTACAGATTGCACCGGAGCGAATGCGCTACTGCAAGAAGATGGATAGCATTTTAGTTGATAAGATGAACCACAAAAAGCCAACGACCATGAGACAGATTGAGGACATTTGGTACGAAGGCTATAGCGAAAGCAGAGGTATACATTACCATAATAGTAGATACCATTTCCTTAATCTACATAGCTTTTTTACCGGAAATCATACGGTTGAGCTAAGAGGCTTTAACAGTGAGCTGCACGCAGGCAAGATAAGAAGCTACATTGTTCTTGCCTTGGCTTTAAACAACCAAGCTTTGACACAAAAATTTGCCTCTGCAAAGAAGCCTCAAGTAGAAAATGAAAAGTTTGCCATGAGAACCTATCTAAACCGTATTGGGTTTATAGGAGAAGAGTTCAAAAACTGCAGAGAACATTTAACAGCAGCGCTTTCAGGTTCTGCAGCTTGGCGGTTTCGGGCGGCCTGAACTGCCCCTAACCCACAAAGCTAAGAAAGAGGATTACAATGAATAATAAATTATATCTTGCCTATGGCTCCAACCTTAATCTGAAACAAATGGCCAACAGATGCCCCACAGCGAAGGTGGTAGGAGCAAGTCAAATCAATGACCACCGCTTATTATTTAGAGGGGCACACGCGGGCGCTGTGGCGACTATCGAGCCTTTTAAGGGTGGCAACGTACCCGTTTTAGTGTGGGAAATCACACCGGCCGATGAAGCGGCACTTGACCGTTACGAGGGATGGCCGTTCCTTTATCGCAAGGAAACAATAAAAGTGAAGTTGGGAGGTAAAACCGTTAAGGCAATGGTCTACATCATGAATGATGGGAGGCCGCTTGGACAGCCGAGTTGTTATTATTACAGTACAATTTTAGAAGGCTATAAGAGTGCGGGCTTCGATGTGGAAATCCTGCGCAAAGCGACAACCGATTCAGTGGAATCGGAGGAGGTAGCCAATGAATGAGATAATTATGCAACAAATACTTGCCATTCGAGATTCAGGTGAATCAAATATGTTTGATATCCCAATTGTGACTAGCATTGCTTTAAGAGAAGGCTATATTGAGCTAGTAGAATACCTAAAAAGGAATAAAGAGGCATATAGGCATTTTATTCTGACAGGGAAAGACAAAAAGATAACCTAATCAACTTTATAGAAAATTAAGGGACTCTTAATGGGTTCCTTTTTTCGTACCCATAAGGAGGTGGCGGCCATACGTAAACTAAAAAAATATAAGCCGACCATCTTTAAGGCGGATGGTTCGGTATATGATAAGGACGCTGCAGACATTGCGGTGTCTTTTATTAATTGCTTAAAGCATACCAAGGGAGAATGGTATGGGCAGCCATTTGAACTGATAGACTGGCAGGAACAGATTATCCGCGATGTGTTTGGGATTATAAAGCCTAATGGTTACCGTCAATTTAATACGGCATATATTGAAATCGCTAAAAAGCAAGGGAAATCTGAGCTTGCAGCAGCGGTTGCGTTACTGCTTACCTGTGGTGATTTTGAGCATGGCGGTGAAGTATACGGATGTGCATCTGACAGACAGCAAGCTTCCATTGTTTTTGATGTAGCAGTGGATATGGTAGAACAATGTCCAGCTCTGAAAGCGAGGATTAAACCGGTACTATCGCAAAAACGACTTGTTTATAAACCCCTTGGTAGCTTTTATCAGGTTTTGTCTGCAGAAGCTTATACTAAGCATGGCCTAAATGTTCATGGCGTAGTTTTCGATGAACTTCATGCTCAGCCTAACCGCCAACTATTCGATGTCATGACTCATGGTTCCGGTGATGCCAGAAAACAACCACTGTATTTCTTAATCACAACTGCTGGGAATGATACCCATTCCATTTGCTACGAGGTGCATCAAAAGGCCAAAGATATCCTGGAAGGGCGAAAGGTTGACCCTACATTCTATCCTGTCATTTACGGTGCTGACGAAGATGATGACTGGACAGATCCAAAGGTATGGGCGAAAGCCAACCCCTCTCTGGGTATTACAGTGGACATTGAAAAGATACAGATTGCTTGTGAAAGCGCAAAGCAAAACCCAGCCGAAGAGAACCTATTCAGGCAGCTTCGTTTGAATCAATGGGTAAAACAGTCGGTGCGCTGGATGCCTATGGAGAAGTGGGATAAATGTTCATTTGCTGTAAATCCAGAAAACCTTGTAGGAAGAGAATGCTTCGGTGGTTTGGACTTATCATCTACTACAGATATTACAGCGTTCGTACTTATCTTCCCGCCTGAGTATGAAGGAGATAAATACATCGTTCTTCCCTACTTCTGGATACCGGAAGATAATCTGGACCAAAGGGTAAAGCGTGATCATGTTCCTTATGATGTTTGGGAGAAGCAGGGGTTCTTACACACCACTGAAGGAAACGTGGTGCATTATGGATACATCGAAAACTTTATCGAAGAGCTGGGCTTAAAGTACAACATTCGAGAAATTGCCTTTGACCGGTGGGGAGCTGTGCAGATGACACAAAACTTAGAGAACCTTGGGTTTACAGTAGTTCCTTTCGGTCAAGGTTTTAAAGATATGAGTCCGCCAACGAAGGAGCTTATGAAGCTTACCTTGGAAGAGAAACTGGCGCATGGTGGTCATCCGGTGCTCCGATGGATGATGGATAACATCTTTATCCGAACAGATCCTGCCGGTAATATTAAACCAGATAAAGAAAAGTCAACTGAGAGAATAGATGGAGCTGTCGCTACCATTATGGCTCTTGACCGAGCGATCCGCAAAGGTGGAACAGGTAACTCTGTTTATGATGGAAGAGGTTTATTGATTCTTTAATCTGCAAATTTATTATTATAACGTTTTTACTTGTAAAACAAAACAATCTCCGATATTATAGATTTATGAACAGAAGTCTGAACACAAGTCCGTAAAAGGAGGTTGAAAATGAGTTACAGGGTACAATTTACGATAAGTGATACTGAAAAAGAACAATTAATTGCTGAGGCAGCATCTGAAGGTTATCCCAATATCGCTGAGTTATGTAAAGTTAGAGCATTGCGGGGAAAAAGTACTTACGCAGATCTTTATAAAAGAATGGTAAAGAAAATAGATTCTTTACCTTCTGGACAGAAGTTCTTTCTAAGAGATTTAATAGATACTCCTCCAACACTACTTGGAAGATGGTTATATGACAATGTTGCAAATGGAACCATTAAAGGTGTTAAGCATCTCGGAAACAATGGATCAGATGCAGAAGAATATCTAAAGTTATAATAATGATTTTAGGAAAGGCATCTCAAACGCGAGGTGCTTTTTTCATGCCCAATTTTAAGGAGAGTGATGTATATGGGCCTCTTTTCAAAGCTATTTAAGGCGCGTGATAAACCGAAGGATCGAACCACAGGAAGCAATTATAGCTTCTTTTTTGGTGGAACAACCAGCGGTAAGCCTGTAAACGAACATACAGCAATGCAAATGACAGCGGTCTATTCATGCGTAAGAATACTTGCAGAGGCTGTGGCAGGGTTACCCCTCCACCTATATAAATACAATGCAAGCGGCGGTAAGGAAAAGGCTCTTTCTCATCCGCTGTATTTTGTATTACATGATGAACCTAACCCAGAGATGAGTTCCTTCGTTTTTCGGGAGACGTTGATGACTCATCTTTTATTATGGGGCAATGCCTATGCACAGATTATTCGAAATGGAAAAGGTGAAGTCATAGCACTGTATCCGTTAATGCCAAATCGAATGTCGGTGGACCGCGATTCCAGTGGTGCTCTTTATTATACCTATACCAGATATTCCGATGAAGCACCTACGATGAATGGAATGACGGTCACACTAAGGCCAAGCGATGTGCTTCATATTCCTGGCTTAGGATTTGATGGACTAGTAGGGTATTCTCCGATTGCAATGGCCAAGAATGCCATTGGTATGGCCATAGCCTGTGAGGAATATGGAGCTAAGTTTTTTGCAAATGGAGCAGCTCCGGGAGGTGTACTTGAGCATCCTGGAACGATTAAAGACCCACAAAAAGTGCGAGATAGCTGGAATGCGGCCTATCAAGGAAGCAGCAACTCCCATCGTGTGGCAGTGCTTGAGGAAGGGATGAAGTATCAGCCTATTGGTATCTCACCAGAACAAGCTCAGTTTTTAGAGACAAGAAAGTTTCAGATTAATGAAATCGCTCGGATTTTCCGCGTACCTCCACATATGGTTGGGGACTTGGAAAAATCGAGCTTTTCTAATATTGAGCAACAGTCACTGGAGTTTGTGAAATACACTTTGGACCCTTGGGTGATACGTTGGGAGCAGGCCATCAGCCGAGCACTTTTAAGACCAGATGAAAAGAAGCTCTATTTTGCCAAGTTTAATGTGGATGGACTGCTTCGAGGTGATTATGTCTCTCGGATGAACGGTTATGCAACCGCGAGACAAAATGGTTGGATGAGTGCCAATGATATCCGAGAGCTAGAAAACCTTGACCGAATCCCACCTGAGCTTGGCGGGGACTTATATCTGATCAATGGCAATATGACCAAGCTTGCGGATGCGGGCATATTCGCAAATAGAGAAGGATTGGAGGGAAAAAATGAATGAAGAAATTTTGGAATTGGGTGCGTGATGAAGATATACAGACACGGACCCTCTATCTAAACGGTGCAATTGCTGAGGAGAGTTGGTTTGATGATGATATTACCCCTGCTGCTTTTAAAGCAGAGCTAATGAGTGGCGAGGGTGACATAGTAGTTTGGATTAATTCACCTGGTGGTGATTGTATCGCGGCATCACAGATTTACAACATGCTGATGGATTATAAAGGCAATGTCACCATAAAGATTGATGGCATTGCAGCATCAGCCGCCTCAGTCATTGCCATGGCAGGTACGGAAGTTTTAATGTCTCCAACATCACTGATGATGATCCATAATCCTTTCACCATAGCCATTGGCGATAGCGAGGAGATGCAAAAGGCAATGCAGATGCTGGATGAAGTTAAGGAAAGTATCATCAACGCTTATGAACTTAAAACCGATTTGTCTAGAACAAGGTTATCTCAACTGATGGATGCTGAAACTTGGCTAAATGCCAATAAGGCAGTCGAGCTTGGCTTTGCAGATGACATTATGTTCAAACCAGGAGAGAGTGCACTACAAGATAGCTTTGTCTTCAGCAGAAGAGCAGTGACTAATTCACTAATGAATAAGCTTCAAAAACCAGTTGTAAAACAGTCAGCCGAGTCGCTTTATGAGCGGCTTAATTTATTGAAATATTAGGAGGAAATGAAAATGAGTAAAATTCTTGAACTGCGTGAAAAGCGCGCAAAAGCATGGGAAGCAGCAAAGGCATTTCTTGATTCAAAGCGTGGTAGTGATGGACTTGTGTCCGCAGAGGATGCCGCAACCTACGACAAAATGGAAGCAGACATTATTAATCTGGGTAAGGAAATTGCAAGACTGGAGCGCCAAGAAGCTCTTGAAGCAGAGCTTAATAAGCCTGTAAACACACCTCTTACCGAAAAACCAGCTATTCCGGGGATGGATACAAAGACCGGAAGAGCCAGTGATGAGTACAGAAAGGCATTCTGGAACGTAATGCGTAGCAAAACTCCTCGTCATGATGTGCTAAATGCTTTGTCTGTAGGCACTGATTCAGAGGGAGGATATCTTGTTCCTGATGAATTTGAGCGTACTTTAGTTCAAACCCTTGAGGAAGAGAATGTATTCCGTAAACTGGCAAAAATTATTCAGACTTCAAGCGGTGACCGCAAAATCCCTGTTGTTGTGACTAAGGGTACAGCGGCTTGGCTTGATGAAGGTGAGGAGTTTGATGAGAGCGATTCTGTATTTGGCCAGACATCTATCGGTGCCTATAAGCTGGGTACAATGATTAAAGTTTCTGATGAACTTCTCAATGACAGTGTATTTGATCTGGAGAATTATATCTCCACTGAATTTGCCCGTAGAATCGGTGCTAAGGAAGAAGAAGCTTTTTTAGTTGGAGATGCAGATGGGAAACCTACAGGAATTTTCAACGCTACTGGTGGTGCACAGCTTGGAGTGACAGCCGGGTCTGCAACTGCCATTACGGCAGATGAGATTATCGATCTTGTTTATTCCCTAAAGGCTCCTTACAGAAAGAACGCAGTATTCTTGATGAATGATGCAACAGTAAAAGCAATCCGTAAACTGAAAGACGGTCAAGGTCAATATCTGTGGCAGCCTTCTTTAACAGCAGGTACTCCAGATACGTTGCTGAATCGTCCGGTTTACACTTCTGCTTATGCTCCTATTATTGAAGCCGGAGCAAAGACGATTGCCTTCGGTGATTTCGGATACTATTGGATTGCTGACAGACAGGGGCGTTCTTTCAAACGTTTAAACGAGCTTTTTGCAACTACTGGGCAGGTTGGTTTCCTTGCGAGCCAGCGTGTAGATGGAAAGCTCATTTTACCTGAAGCCATCAAAGTTCTTCAGCAGAAAGCTTAATGGGAGGTGCAAATTATGAGCTATAACGCAAAGAACTACACCGAACAAGGTGGAGAAAAAACCGTTATTGGTGGAGAACTTGTCATTGAAGAGGGAGCCAAAGTAACTGGGCTCCCTGTTCTTGAAAATCAACCGGCAAGCACTGCGGATACTGTAGAAGCTCTAGTGACGGACTTTAATGCCTTGCTCAGTAAGCTGAAAACTGCAGGAATCATGAATGGAGATACACCTTAGAAAGGATAGTGATGGTGATGACACTTTTAGAAAAAGTTAAAGCAAATCTAATTCTTGAGCACGATCGCGATGATGAACTTCTTCAGATGTACATCACCACCGCTATCGCATATGCCGAGAGTTATCAGCATGTACCGGAAGGTCATTATAATGAGAACACAATGCCGCCAACTACCGAGCAGGCCGTCATTATGTTGTCATCTCACTTCTATGAAAGTAGGGATGGTAGCACTGGCGGCTTTTTTGCTGATAACGTGCAGGCAGGCCAGCAGGTTTGGAACACTGTAAATTTACTGCTCAGGCTTGACCGGGATTGGAAGGTGTAGAGTATGAGTTTTGGAAAAATGAATACCTTTATCGATCTCATTTTTGTTGAAAGAACGAAAGACAGTGAAGGCTTTGGTAAATCTAAGGACA